CTATTTCACAGATTCCGTAGTAACTACTTCCACCGCCCATTTCTGGTCTAAATATTGCCATTTCTTTTCTCCTTATAAATAAGATTCCATTTTAACTCTATCTCTTTGCCTCTCAAGTGAGGACTTCTACTTCCAGCTTCTAATGCTTCATTTGCTTTAAATGATACCATTAATTTGCCTTTATCTTCATCTCTGTACACATAACCTATAGCATCACAATCTGCCATTAGCATATTCTTTAACTTTCCTGTTAAATCTAAGCTTTCTGGTTCAACTATAGCTTTACTATCTACAATGGCTCTCGCCCATTTCCTATGTCCAATAACTATTACATGAGGAAATATCTCTTTCATTACTTTAATAGTATTAAGAACTTTTTCTCTTACTAAAGCAAAACCTTTACCATAAGCTAAATCAGCTATTGCTGTAACACCTTCTTCTGCACATACAGTTTTTTCAGCCCAATCGGCTACTTTATCTATTGTGTCTATAGCAACATATTTATACTCATGACCATCTTTTGCATCTTTTAGTATTTTAATCAGGTCTTCTCTATTATTTACTTCCTCTATATATCCATCTACCATAGCTGCTCCTTGCTCTGTATCAATTATTAAACAATCATTTAATTGACTTAAAGCTGTAGTTTTACCTACTTTTGGAGCTCCATATAATAGTAATACTTTTGGATTATTAGAGATAGCTTTTCTTTTAACTTTTTTCAAAGCCATATCATTTCTCCTTCTTATTTTACGATGACGAAAGGGTGCTAGAGAGAGGGCTCTAGACTTATTACGGCAACTACCTCTCTCCAGCCTCCTAAGTTACAACATTTTAAGCTTTATAACAAGTATTTTTCTCTACCGTCATAGTGGGAAAATTAAATGACAAAGCGACTTCGTAAGGCTGACGAGTCAACACTTTACGAACGGTATTTGCTATAAAACTCCCTGACATATTTGAACAATAACTTGTAGCTTTCATGTTGCAAGGTTCACTACTTCCATCCTCATCCGCATACCAAGTTTTAATGTAATTATTGTAATTGGGTTTAACAAATGTGTACTGCTGGTAATGTTCAGCACCCATTCTACCATCAATTAACAATTTAAGTTTATATTTAGAACATTCAGATACAGCATCTAGTCTTGATTTCATATTGTCAAATCCTATAATAACTATATCTTGATTGTTTCCTTTATATAATAACTCTTTAAACAATCCATCTTCACATACTATTTCTGTAAGGTCATTAATATCTTTAAGTTTAGTTTCTAAAGAATGTACTTTAGTATGACCTACATCATATAATGTATATTGTGATACTCCTACATTGGCTGATTCAACTATATCATTATCATATAATACAAATTTATCAGCTCCCATTCTAGCAAGTTGAGTGGATGCAGAGCTACCAATAGCCCCACATCCAAGTATATGAAATGTATAATCGCTTAAACAGTCAATAATTCCTGTTGAACGACTATTAATATCCACATGTACCTCCCCAGATATAACTTTGTTCTACCTGATATTTTATAGCTTCATCTTCCCACTTAATCATATCTCCTGATAAAGTAACCATTAATTCATTAATAATCTCCTGTTTAGAGCCTCCTAATGATTTAATGCTAAATGGATATTTCTTTGCCTTAAGAACAGTATTCATTTTCTTAATTTCTTCTTTCCATTCAGAAACATTAAGCCCAGCTTCCATAAATTTATCATTTATTTCATCTAATTTCTCAACAGTTTGATTAAAAGCATTTTCCATTTCTAAGTTACCATTATTAACTCTTGTATTATGCATACCATAATTAAATCCAACTTGCTTTACATTTCCACGATATGTATAAGTAGGACTATCACAAAGTTCTTCATAAAGAGTTTTCATCTTATCTGTAACCTTTACACCATTCTTTCTCTCTACAGTTAGAGGGATATCATAGTGTTGTTCTACAGGTAATCCACAAGCATTCCAAACGCTTACTCTGAATTTATACTCTTGTTTAAGATTGATTACTAAAGCCAATGAAAAGCTACTATTTTTCCATTCATCAATCTCATTTTTATCAGTTCCTGACCAAAATGCATCCATAGTATGATGAGAATGCCACCAAACATATTTCATGTCTTTATTTTGGTATTTCATAGCATATTTCATCTTATATGCAGCTACTGCATCACCATCTAATGTGGTATTTGTCCCTGTATTTTCTTGTTTAAGTATTTCTACATCACAGAGTTTATATCTACCATCTTTTTGAGGTATTGCAGTCATTAGCCCTGATATTTCATTCTTGTCTTCATCATAAGCTATTGTAGCCCATCCTTGAAGTTCATACCATTCTTTCTCTGGTATATAAAACAATTTATCTAGTTCCATCTTGTCTCCTTCCTGGGTTTGTAGCCCATGCTAACATCTCTTGTTTAATATCTTCTTCATTTTTCTCAACTTGAACAATATTTGCTTCATAATGATAGTAACGATTTAATACTCTATAAAAACTTGGTATAGATTCAATAGTATTAAATGGATAATTCCAACTATATATAGTTCTAAAAAGATATTCAATGAATGTTTTGTTAAAATCACCTCCTGCATATCCAACTGAAGTTTCTGATAGATAAGCTTTGTTACCTTCATCTAATGTATCAGTATATCCAACTATATATCCTATCATTGATTCAATTTGATAATGTATATCAGTTTTATCTTCAAAATGTTTCATAATAAGATTTTTATTTGAAAATAAATTACAAGATTCTTTTAATTGACATTCAATACCATTACAAATCAAAGTTTTCTCCTTTAATTCATCATAATAAGTAATACAATCATCTTCAAGTGGTGTATTGGTGATTCTACTTGCACAATCTGTTGTAATATCAGATAAAACAGCTTTATACTCAGTAGAATAGCCTTTTGGCAGTCCATAATGAAGAAACTTTAAGTTATTATAAGGATTAGAATGATTTGTGCTATAATATTGAGCCCAATTCATTAAATGCATAGCCATTTGTATATAATCTACCTTTAGAAATGATTTTAAAATATCATCATTAAATCTATCTAAACATACAGTTCCAAATTCACCTGTTCTATCATGATATGATGTTGATATATATGGAAACCTGATATTTCTATCATTTTCTGCATAATTTCCACAAACTTTCCAACGTGTAGCTTGATTATTAATATAATGTCTAAATGGATATTTCATTACTAAATGAATAGGTTGTAACATTATTTCTTGTATTGATTTATCTCCACTATAAACAGATAATGTTAATCCAAACAATTTAACATCTAAATATATTGGTGTTAATCTATTTTCAAAGTGCTGGCTAATATATGGTTTAATAATTACTTTGCCTTCAGTTAATTCTTGTACTAAATTGCATTGTGTATTTATTGCATCCACTAGTTTATTAGCTTTGTCTTGAAAATCACCAATATTAACATTCTTACTTAAACCAGATTGTTTTAATCTATACTTTTGATTTTCTAGTTCTTGAGCATTTCTCATCACATAGTTTAAATAATTACTTCTTTCTCTTATTTTACTGATTTTATTATAGATACCATTTGATTTCTTGTCAAAATTGAGTCTTTTTAGTATCATTTTATCTATTTTATCATATGTTCCTGGTTTCCAGTTCCATTTATCTGTAACATCTATTGTATCGCCAATAAAATAGTTTAAATCACTATTAAAATTATCTAATAATGTAAAGAATGCATCTTGTGGACCTGTTGCTATCGCATTTGCTGTCTCTTGTGTCATATCTTTTAAACAATCAATATCAGAGACATCAACATGTCTTATTCCATTAAAATATTCCATAATATCTCCTATTTGTATTAAATGAGAGGTTACCAATACTTTTCAGTATTCCTCATACCCTCGACCAACATATAGCCCTCACCTCTCATTTAATGATTAATGATTATCCACCAACTTTATCATTACTTGTATATGCTACATAAGCACCATCTTCCAAAGCGAAATCGTTTTGTCTGATAGTACCGCCAACATTTACATTAGCATCAGTTGGTATCTCAAGCTCATTTCTAAGCTCTCCTACATTAGAAGAAGTTACATCTCTTGATGTAAACTCTCCATTATTTAATAGATTGATATTTTTAGTATCTGCCATATTATTGGTTCCTTTCATCTTTTACATCTGTTGTGAATAAGCGACCTCTCCATTCAAATAGGTGATGTGCGCCATATTCGTATCTCATTTGACTAAATGCTTCATCAAAATCCAGCCTGTCTAATCCTTCAAATTCCTTAATACCATGTTTCAAATTATAAACAAGTTCATGTAATTCTTGAATAAAAGCATATAATCGCGTTATATCATCGCGTATTTCTTGCAATTCTTCAGTCTTATTTACAATTATGTCTGATACTTTTCTCATTTGTGTTGTTGCTGTTACCATCCAAACAAACATTAACACTAGTATTATTTCTTTTACGTAATATCTTTTCATAATTTACTTTACTCCTTAGTTTCTTTTCTTTAATTTGCGTTTCTATCCAAACATCTACTTGTCCTTCTATATATTCTAAGTCCATAAGACCTCCTTTCTAGAATATAATTAAATAAGAGGCTACAACC